CCCATTAACATAAGTATTAGTCCATGATGCTACTTGTGTCGCATAATTATAGGTATGGTTGTATGAACTGAAATCTAAGTCAGTCAATTCAGCAGTTCCTAATGCATTGAAGATGTTACCGACATTCCCTAAGATCATTACCTCGTACTCAATCTTGCTATCATCATTGATGGTAATCGATAGCATCTGAATGTACCCATTAATCTGATTCTCATCATCAATTGTCAATATACCTTTTATCTTTGCATTCGGATTGAATGAACCATCAGTAACATTCACATCGAAGATATTACCAAACAGCAGATTGTTATTCTTTGTTCCTGGTATCTTAATGGTCTTTGAGTAGTTACTGTTCCTCTTATCAGGGAATCTAATATCAGCAATAGAGAAGTTTAATGGTGTTGATACATCATCATACATATCAATGCTTCCACTACTCGGTAAGAATATCTTTGTTCTGCTCATTATAGTCTTTGTCTGTATCTATCGTAACTCAATGTATATTCTAACTGTAAATTAAACAGCTTCTCATTCACTACCTTTTTCTTCTCAAAGGATGTGTTGGTTATGTTAATCGGTATCAGATATGAACCATCATCTAATCTTACATCCGGTGAAGTAACTAACTGCTCTAACCATGCTAACTGATCTTCTGTTACCCAATCACTTTGAATGCTTACCTTATCCTTAATCCTTGTATGGTATTGTGAATATGCTCTGTCATTCGGACTGTTTACAAATGAGTAACTTGTACCATAAGAACCTAAGTCTTTCTTAAACATTGATCTATCTATGTCCATTGTCTCCTTACTCACTAATGTGAAGTTAAACGTATCATACCCACCTAACTCATTCAGGAACTGCAATCTTCGTTTCTCGTATCGTGTGCAGTCCTCAATGATCTTATATTCTGCCTCAGTCGATATTGCTACATTCGAACTGTTAAATGTCTGAACAGTATAATGGTCTACCGAACCTGTGATGATTGGTTGAACTCCTAAAGTAAACTGAGCATCAGGAATATTAAGGATGTTATAAGGACCAGTCGGAATCCGAAGGAATCTGCTTGTACTATATTTGTTATCTATTTTAAATGTACCTACCAATGTATTTGCACTATTGTAAGTCATTACCTTAACATAGGAAGTATCTAAGTTATAGTTATTCCAATACAACCAGGCATTATCATCTACAGTCAATTCCATTCCAGTATTTGCTAATGGATTCTCTGTTAAGAAATTACCGATATAAGTACCACTTGAGTAGTTACAGAATGTAGGATAATCTACAACAGCATTCCATAGATACTTACCTGATACTGTTGTAAGATTGGGATATATTACTGTTCCACTTGATCCATATGCCTCACCGAACTTAACTTCATATAATACATTACTATTGTTATTCGGTAGTATCCGATTGTCATCTGCTGAGATATCTACACTTACTCTGCTCTCAAGTAATGGTGACACATTGACCTTACCACTTAACTCTGTTGGATGTGGAGGAATCAACATACGATCTACCTTCACACTATTCACATAGATATCCGCTACAAACTTAAAGTTAGGTTGTGCCACATTGGATGAGGTTACAATATACACCGCATCATTATACGCAGGGAATAGATTAGCCGGTTGTTGTCTTACTGTTATTGCCATTTATTCTTTTTTATTTTATAAATTTCCCATGTTTTATTATAGTGCCTATCCATTGATTTAGACATAAAATAAACAACAATAACCAAACAAATAATACAAATTATAGATAATACAATCATTTTCTTTTAATTAAATAGATTCTAATTTTATAATATATAATTAAAGACATACAAATAAAAGCAGATACAATTAACCAACTAAAGAACATTATTATTAATATTTTTATCATATGTCATTTAAATTAAAATCTATTAATATCTCTCTGCCTAATGCAGTCGATAGGTCTTTACTCATGTTATCTAATATGTTATTGTCAAATGCTTCATCCACAAAGTTAGTCGGTTTGATACCATTCCTTGCAATCCCTCTACCTATCAACCAATATAAAGTCTTAAATTTCTTATCCATTGATATAGACTTTCCTTTCCTATCTTTTAAATCTTTCTTTGTGTTAAATATTACAGTACCATCAGGTTTCCTATAACTTGTAATACCTCTATTTAATGCAAACTTTTTTACAGCAGCTTGCTTTATATTACCCTTTTTAAACTTATATGGACTACCTTGTTTTCTCATTGTTCCATCAACCCCCTTATCAACGAACTTCCAATAATCGAGCATACTAATCTCCATCACCATGTTGGTAGCAAATGACCTAATGTTAATCGATATGCTCTGTCTTAACATTGCCTGTGCTACCCTTTCATTCTTCTCTAATGAATCAGCTAAGGCATCAATGATAATCTGCTTATAGTTCTCTAATATCTTTCTCGGACTATCTTGCATTCTTCATCTGTTGGTCTAACTGCTCCTTAATATAATTCTGCTTATCCTTAAAGTAACTAAGCGAATTTAAGAACTCAATCACATTCATCTCTAAGAAATACTCCCACTTCGTTCTATCGTTATTGCTTAGATTGTCTAAAGTATAATACCATCCCCAATGCTTGACAAAGCCAGGTCTGTTGCTTCCTTCGTTTTCTTCGTCAGATTCTTCATCTGCAATTCCAAAAAGTCGTTTGTACCTTTTATTAATCGCTGATAATTCGACAAAAAAAAACCACTCATACTAAATACCATCGGCATTCTCATGTTCTCCTGGATATACTTTGCTCTGTCACTTACTATCGTATCTTTCTTCTTACCATACCAATTGATCTCCTCACATAACACCGCTAAGAATGTATGCAGGTTATCGTTAATCTTCTCTTTATCCTTTACAAGTTCAGTTAAGTCGATGTACTGACCAGCTGATACACTACGCATATTAAGATTGAATCGGAATCGTTTCTTACCGATCCTTACCTTTGAATGTATCTTCTGCTGTTTTGGTTTCTCCTTAATGAATGTTACTTCCATCAGCTTCTCTTTCAGCTTGTTTAAGGGAATCTCATCGGTGTAGTAAGCTATTGACTTATCTGTTAATGTTGCCAGGATACCGATTGACCTTTCGAGATCATCAGTATAATCCTCATCAATCTCTTTGCAGAGATCCTGGTACTGCTTAATGTTTATATCTTTCCATTCCATAACTATAAGTATAAGATTGAATCGATTTGTGCAACTTAAACAATATGATAAATACCGGAATGTTTATTTGTTTTGAGGGAATGGTATCCGATAGCTGTTGCCATTACAGCATCATCATGGAATCCATTAGGTGCTGAGTACCTGACTGATTTAGTCTTAGGATTGTATTCGTATGTGAATAGTTCTAACTCCTTAATGAGCCAGTCTCTATCTAACATCTTTACTTCTTTATTCTGATTCGCTACTACTAACTGCTCAATAATATCCTGCTTACTCTTTGATGTGGTAAGGAATGGTATAATCAAACCACTATCATTCACTCTATCTCTAAGCTGCTCGAAGATAGGATCACCAATACCATTCACCTCAACGAATGTGCTACAGCTAAACTCATTTATTCTTGCTATTACTTTACCGATGATATTTGACCAGGTATCTTTATTCCATCTCTCAATATAATGCATCTCTCCGGTCTCATTGAACACAGACAGAACAGTATAGTCATCTGCTCTACCGATATCGAGACCTGCATACATCCGATTGGTTCTCTCTGACTTGGTGATCAATGTTAGGTCATTGAATAGTCCTGCACCACCATCCACGAACTCAGCCATGTACTCCTGCCTAAAGACATGATCAGGTAATGTTGATCTCGCATCATCTATCTCAGTCGGATTGATTAATGGATTATCATACGATGTCATCTGAAAGGACTTGTACTGACTGTTCTGATTCTCCAGGTTGAATATCTGATGGAAGTGATTCTTACCTTTTGGTGTAGATATTAGTAGAACTTTCTTGCCACGAACAAGAACTGTTGCACGAAGTACCTCAGTCCATGCCTCATTGTCCATGAAAGCAAACTCGTCACATACCAGATAGTCAAAGGTAAACCCACGAATATTATCATACCGCTCAGCACTAAAGAACTCAATAGTACTATTTTTATGCGATGTGAAAGTAAGTTCAGTTCCGTTCTTACTCTTGAATACTTGTGGATTCTCTGCAAAGGCATTCTCTATATCTTTAAATACTTTCTTTGATTGTTTGTAGATTGGACTAACCCATCCTATCTTACAGTTCGGTACATTAAAAAACCAATATAGTACCTGATTGACAGCCAACAAAGATTTGCCGAACTGTCGACCGATAGATAACACATAGTACTTATGATGTCCATTAGCTATCGATTCGTGAATCATCTGCTGATTCTGATGGGGACTGTACAGTTGCACCGAAACTGGCTGTGACATTTGTATTGGTTTGGTTTACTTCTTGCTCTGTCTTATCTTTCCAGTTCTCTTTATCGATGTTTTTCAAGGCGAAGATAGCACCACCAAAGGTAAACGTATCTAACTTGGTCTCGTATGCTATGAGTACACAGTCGATTGCTCTTTTTATTGTGTCGGAAAACTGATTACTTTCTTTTCTCCATCCATTCAGTGTATCCCTATGTATACCTAAGTATAAGCATAATCCTGTAATAGTTATTATCTGCTTCTCAGTAACACAATACTCAAAGTATTCAATACACTTCTCTTCTAATAATTCAGGTGTAGGATAGATGCGAGGTCTCCCTCCATTATTACCTAACTTAAAGTAGTTTATCTTTGGTGCTGCCATTATATTAACTTCCCTATTCCTTTTAACTGATTAACTACATCACTATTATTATCGTAATGTGTACCTATATTTAAACTTAATACCTTTTTAATCTTTGCTTGATTGCTTCCGGTAGCAAATACTCTTCTCAACGGAATACCTAACTCTTTGGCAGTACTTAACATATTAGCTACAAAATGTCTCGCTGATATGATATAGACTGTTTTACCTTCTTCTATCATTCTCTTTGCAAGTTCTTTACCTTTATCTGTTGATATAGTACCATCATAATCAAAGGATACCTTATTCTCATCAGCAAAGGATTCCTTCTCATTCCATTTAGAATAACAGATTGCAGCAGCTTGTTCCTTGTCAGTCCCTTCATTAATCAGAATCGATATGCAACGAGGAATAAATTCGCTCTCATGTTCTCCCTTACTTGGTGTCGGCATTCTGCTTTAATTTAAGTTTTATCATTGCCATTCCTCTTCTTATAAGATTAGGTTTGCATTCTTTACAGATGAACGAAGAACATAACTCACACCATTCACATTCTTTCGGAATGATATTCTGATCCATTATAGCACATACTTTACAGATTGTTATCATGCTACCTTACAGATTGTTATCTTGTTCGTATTGTATTAGTTCAGAATGTCTGTTAAGTAAGAACTGGCTGATGCAGGAGGGACATGATCTGTCTTGACCTCTTACACCATAGTAATCAAATAACCCATCCAATCCTCCTATACATTGTCCTGAAGTAACAAAGAGATTTATAACCCCTCTGTACTTTTGACATTCATTGTATTGTTCTTCTGTCATATTATAGTATATTAATTGTTGATTTTGTGCAATATTTATGATACAATTGTATAATCTCCAAATCTCTGCCCTATCCATTTAGTAATATCTATCTCATTACTTAACGCTGTTGCCCATGCTCCATCTGTCTGAACTTCAACCTTATATTTAAACTTACTAAACAATGGTCTCACTTGATAATCACCTGCACCGATCGGTTCGGTATCATGGATAACTAAGATACCGGATGTATTCTTATAGTTCTCAATAGTTACTTTGCGTTCTTCTCCTGGCGATTGGTCGATGAAGATAACAGATGCTGTC